TCCGGAACGCGTTATGCCGAGCGTCGTAACCCCGCGCCGCCGTACTCGGCCGGGCTCGTCTCGCCGCGGTCACGCTCACCCGAACTCGCCCACCCTCGCCCAGACTCCCACGTCAACGCGGGAAGGGGGGAAAACTCGGAAAGGGACGGGGGTCACGGGGGTGTCACCACAAAAAACCGGCTAGCCCCAACCGTGGAAGAGGGCGATGGCGAGGATGATCGCGATGGCTGCGAGCGCGATGTCGCTGAGGCTGAGTGTCATTCGTCGTCGGGGTCGTCGGGGTCGTCGGGGTCGTCGGGGTCGGTGGGCTCGGGCTCGGGGTCGTGCGGTGTGGGCACGTCGGGCTCGGTGGTGGTGGTTGTGGTGGTGGTCTCTACGTCGCTCATGGTTCCTCCCTTGTCGTGGTGGTTGTTCCAGGCCGGCCCCCGCGCCTGGCTCGGAGGCAGCGTCGAGGGAGTCACGGGCTGCGGCCCCCGCCCGGCCTGGAAATCTGTGGTTTGCACGCTATATGCCATGCCTGGTTGGTGTGGTTGATGTGGTCGACGTGGTGTTGGAACGCCTGTTTGCTGGTGAGGATCTTGTTGCCGCAGATGGCGCATGTCTTTGGCATGTCTTTGGCTGGGGTGGCGTGGCTGCCGGTCATACGCGGAGCAGTTCGCTGATCGCCTTGTCGGTGACGACCGGTAGCAGCAACGTGAGGTCTGGCCGGCTCGGGAAATCGTCTGCACGTAGAACCACCGTTGCCCCCGGCCAACGGTTGATCACGACCCCAGCTTCCATCCATCGCATCCGGCCGTAGAGGTCGCTTCCGCCGGCCGTTATGACGAATACGAACAGTTCGCACTTGTCGCGGTAGCGGTCAAAGCGGCCCGGGCGGCCAGCATTGAACTTGAATCGGCCATCCGTTGCTTGCTGCGACGTTGCCTTGACCTGGACACGTTTTCCCTCGACGTAACAGTCGAACCCTTCATGTCCGGGGTCGTGCGGCTCCATGTGACCGAGCCCGTGGGCGTTACAGACGGCTCGGACGAGCGATTGTCCTGCCTCTCCGGTTTCTGTCGGTGAAGGCTCGCGGCGACCGGCGTCCTTTGGCACCACTGACTGCATCACGAACAAGGTTGTTTGCCCTTCGATCGGCGCCTCTGGCGCCTCAGGCTCGCTGTCTAATGCATTAGGCGGGCTGTCTAATGCTTTAGACAGCAGCCTCTCGTCCCAGAGTTGCGGGATGACCAGTTGGTTCGGGAGGACTGTTCGTGATACTTCGTGTGGCAACCGTCAACCTCCATGGAGCGATAGGCGCGCTCCCGGGGTTGGCGGTTGTCGCATCGGCGAGAACTACGTGGTTCGGGTTCTCGCTTCCCGGCGACGGATGCCACCTGCGGGCTTCGTCCGAATTTATCGCAAACTCCGGCCGGTCATCGCTTCGCGCGTTCCTGCCGTGCACGAAGCCGCCACAGCGACAGGCTCTTCTCGAGTTGGTAGATCCTGGCGCGGAGCTTCGGGACCTTCGCGGCTTGTTGGAGGGCTTTGTCGCGCTGGTCGGTGAGCTCGTCGATCCGTGCGCGGAACGCGTGGTGCGGGTCGTCGCTCATGACGACATCCAGGAGCGGGCGAGTTTGAGCATCTCCGCGTCGACGCGTTCGAGCTCTTGATCGCGTGAGCGATGGTCTTCTTGTTCAGTACTTCTAGTTCGTGTAGCCCGGGTGTCGCTACTAGATGTTCCGTTTGTCGCTACTACGGTCTCGGGTGTAGCGACATGGGTGTCGCTACTAGGCAGGGCGGCGAGGTACACGTTCGTGGAGCGGCCGTGCCCTCGGCGAACACGGACGAACCCGAGCATCCTCAGCCGGCCGAGGGCGCGGTCGACGGTCCGGACCGAGCACCCGGCGCCGGTGGCGAGGCTCGCCCTCGACGGCCACGCGCGCCCGTGGCCGTCCATGTACGTGTCGAGTGTCCACGCGACCGCTCGGGTTGCCTGATCCAATCCGCTGTCCCGGATCGCGTTTCGCCACTTTTGCCTGGCGTTCACACCCCCGGCTCAGGCTTCGCGTCGAGCTCTTCCTGCAGCGCTTCGACGACGGCGTTCTCGTCGTTCTCGTTCAGGTACTCCGACACGAGCTCGTACTCCTCGACCGCGTCCAACGCTTCGACGGGGTCGCCGAACGGGATCTCGTCATCAACAAGGTCGGCCGGCAGCTCGCCTGGTGTTGCTGTGGCGTCGATCTCCTCCGGCGTGTACACCCGCCCCGAGACGACGTCGGGGCAGAACCACGCGACCCCGTTACTGATCGCGCGGGCGAACAGCATGTTCCTGGGGTACTGCTTCCACGGGCCCCGGCCGAGCAGCCCCGCGTTCTTCGCGTCGTCGAGGACGAACACGCTGTCGCCGGCGAACGCGCCGCGGTCGAAGAACCGGATCGTGCAGCGCTCCGCGGTGAGCTCCATCACCTTGTAGTCGTAACGGCCGCTCGTCCGTACCAGCGACGCGAGCGCACCGGCGCCCAACGTCGGTTTCCCTTCGATCACGTGCACCTCGGACATCGCCACCAGCGCCGGCAGGCCGAGGCTCCTACCGGCCTCGATCTTCACCAGCGCTTTCGCGATCGACGCGGTGTCAGGCCAGTAACCCGACTCCGAATACGCTTTGGCGCGGCGCTGGTCGAGCTCGAACTCGCGCATCCCCGCGTCGACATGGACCATCTCGGTCATCTCGTTTCTCCTTTGACTTGGACACGCCACGGCGTCTCGACGGTGCGTTTCGCGCGGTCGATGGCGGCGGCGTAGTCAGGGTTCGCGGCGGCGAGCTGCCTGAGGACACGCTGGTCGGGCTTGTACTCCACGATCTCCTTGACCGCCTGCCGGACACGTTCCTCGGGTAGGCCGGCGGCGCGGAGGCCTTCCATGAGCAGCTGCTCGTCGTACTTCGGCGCGCTGCCGCCGCTGATCACCGCGACGAGCGGCCCCAGATGCAGCGTCTTCGTCCCCTGCTTCTGGCCTTCGAGCCGGAGCACGCCCTCCAACAGGGCGCGGAGCTCGTCCAGCTGGCGTTTCACCTCCCGCACATGCGTGAGCGCTTCGGCGACCTCGACGGGCTCGCGGAGATCCACGATCGTCCCCACGAACGGCAGCACCACCGTCGGGGTGTCCGTGATCTGGGCTTCGACGTGTTCGAGGGTGGTGCCCGGCGCCTGGCCGCTGGGGATGTGTGACGGGAGCGGCGCAGGCACCGGATCCGTGGGGGTGCTCACCGCTCAGCACCCGTCGTATGGGCACCACGGCTGGCAGCCGAGCTGCTGCCACAACCGGTAGGCGCGGTAGTCCTGCTCAGCCTCCGAAGCGGCCCCCGCATCAGCGGTGCTGCCCCCCAGTGAGCGCCACGTTCCACGCTCGAACTGCCACTTCCCCCCGGAGATGTGGGCGAGCCCCCTGGACTCCCGGTACACGACACAACGGACGGTTGGGGAGCGCAACCACGCCGCCGGCGGGTCGGGCCACCGGGCGGCTTTCGCGCCGACCGCGGCGATAACCGTGAGCAGATACGCGACGAATATGAGGTGGGCTGCACGGAGGATTCCACCGTTCCTTTCATGAGCTTCTGATGGCCTCGCGAGTCGCTCTGCTCGCGGCGTTCTTATGGCTGGTTTTCATCGGTTCTCGCGGTACAGGTCGAACAGTTCCAGCACGTCACCCCACAGCGCGTTCAGGGCGGCGCCGAACGCGACCCCGACCATGAACATCAACGCCGCCGTCACCGGTCATCCTCCGCGCGCTCGCGCCCGTCGAGGGAGTGGTGGACGACGAGCCAGCCGAGGCTGCCGTCGTCGCGGTCGACCGGCTCGACCGTCGGTCCGCACACACAATCGGGGCCGTCGGTGTCGTGCTCGACGAGGTCGTTGACCGGGACAACGTGGACGGTGACGCTCACGGCCGGTAACACCAGTTCGAATCCGGTAGGCCCCTACTCATCGCGGCTCGTCTCCGGTGGTACAGCCACGCCTTTGCCAGACTGGATGTAAAGCGGCGACGGCCGCGGGGACGAGAGATCGCGCTTCGTGTCTCTTTGCTCCGTCCACTCCAGGACGTGCGAGCACTCGGGCCACTCGTCGCAGCAGCCGAGCGGCATCCCGATCTCGCGGCACCGCTTGACCTCACGGACGAACCAGTCACCCTGCATCTCGCGCTCCAGATCGCTCACGCGGGCACCTTCCCGACGCTACGGGCCATCTCGAGCAGCACGTCACGGAACGCCTCGGGCGTGTCGGAGTGCTGGCTATCGACGCGAGGACGGTTCCAGTTGCTTTCGCCCTTGTAGAGCTTCGAGCCCCACTTGTAATCCCCGCGTTCGGCGTCGATCCTTCGGCCCCATTGAAACTCCGGTAGCTCGAGGCCGACGGCGTACAGCCATGTCGCCTTCCGCATCGGGTGCCCGTACCGGCCCTGCTCGACATAGCAGGACGCCCCGATCCCGAACAGCGTTCTTGTCCATCCCTCTGTGCTGACGGGCTTGGGCAAGTCGAAGTGATCCCACGCCAGCGAGCCTGCGGGATGTTCGAGGACACCGCCCCACTTCTGGACTGCCGCGAGCGCAGACCCGAAGCATCCGCCGTCGTCGCCAACGCGGTAGCCGTACTGCGTCTCGATGCCCTTCGCAAACCGGCACCAGCGCTGGCAGGGCGGGTGCGCGACCACGGGCCATGGCCCCGCGTACAGGCGCGCGTCGCGCTTCTCGTCCCACAGCTCGACGCCGGGGAGGCCGGCGTAGACGCCTGCCGGGTCGACGTAGAGCGCGGCGACGGTCACGCTTCCCGCCTCGAACGCTCGTTCTGATCCGCTAGGCGGGTCACGCGGCATCCCACGCGAGCAGGACACACCCGAACGGTGCGCTCGATGCCGACCAGGCGCCGAGGTTGTCGCGTGAGCCGAAGTTGATCCGGCGCGGCAGAAACTCGGTTGTTAGTCCTTCGCCTCGGTCGCGGTGCGGCTCGATGTGCTCCTGCCACCATCGCTGCTCGGTCCGGTTCGCTGGCGCGAGCATCACGACCAACTCGCAGCCGTTGGTGGTCTCTACCCGAGCCTTCTCGACCCAGGTGCCCATGTCCGAGTACGGCGGGTTGCACCAAACCCGCTCACCAGCCCAGGATTGGGCTAGGCCGTCGTCCTCGAGCGTGTAGTACCGCTCGCACAAGTAGTTGTCGTGCGACGCCGCAACGTCGACCGTGAACCCCCATCGGTCATTCCAGGGGATCCACAAGTGCAAGGGCGTCCAGCGATCATCGACAACGTCGAGTGCGCCACGAACGGCGACCTGTTGCCGATGGTTGCGCGAGACGAAACTCACGCTTGCCGCCGTTTTGCCTGGTTCGAATCCGCTAGGCCGTTTGTAAAGTCTTGTGTAGTCCCCTTGACAGGCGTGTGTAGTTCGCTATACTGATGTACATGAAGTCCACCACACAGACCGGAGGCAACATGACGACCACCACACTCATCGAGTCCTTGAAGAGCGAAGGCATCATCAGCGTCGAGCGCGAAAAGTCCCCGACCATGTGGTGGCTCGCCGACCACAGCCAGCGGTTCCTCTCCTTCCAGGCCGACACCGTGACGCTCTGGAAGAGCAACCGCCCCTACTTCGTCAACGAGCAGATCGAGTCCCTCCCGATGGAGCAGGCGACGGTCGAGACGATCGCTGCGCTGATCGCCTAGATGACCACCCTCACCGCCGTAACTAGAGCCGCCGCTAAGGCGGCTTCGGCGTCGAAGCAGCGGGACGACGCGATCCGCAAAGCCGTAGCCGACGGTGCAACGTTGCGCGCGGTCGCCACCGCCGCGGGTCTTTCCTTCGCCCGGATCCACCAGATCGTCAAGAACCGCTAGAACCCTGCGATTTGCAGGATTTTGTGACTTTCGGGCGTAAAGCCTAGAACAGCGGAACTGTTCCGCTAGGCCGGCGCCCCATCCCGCATGGTTATCGGGTTGCTGGGGACACCTAACTATGCTTTCCTGTCTTAAACAGCCAGGAACGGCATGGTTGAGCGGAAGCTGTATTACACTCACTTTTAGCCGTTGTCTTTCCCGGCGCGGGCGGCGCGGATGACGGCCTCGAGGTCGCGGGTGTCGAACCCGGCGTAGTACTGGCGGGTCGTCTCCGGTGACGAGTGGCCGAGCAGCTCTTGCGCCGCGACGATGTTGCCGGTCTCGCGGAGGATCTCGGTCGCGACGGTGTGGCGGCCGCGGTGCATCCCGTGGTCGCGCCTGGCGTCAGGCTGGATCAGGTCGACCTCCTCGAGCCGGTCGTACCACCAGCGGTCGATCGCCCTCGGGAGCATCCTTTTCGCGTGGAAGAACCGGGTGTTCATCCCGGTGCGACGCCTAGGGCAGATCAGGTACTTGTCACCCGCGACGTCGGGCCCACCCTGGTCGAGCTCGAGGCTGGTGAGGTCGACCCAGAACTCGTCCTCGACGATCGGGATGATCCGGACCTTGCCGCCCTTCCCGACCAGGGAGAGCTGGCGGTAGCCGAAGTCGAAGTGGCGGAACTGGACGCCGGCGAGCTCGGCGCGGCGGACGCCGTAGAGGAGCACCAGCACGACGCCGCAGCGGTCGCAGCCGTGCCGTTGCGCGACCGCGCGGCGGACGAACTTCTCGGGGAACGGCTCGCGGCGTGTGTCGCGCCGTTTCGGCATCGTCAGCGCGCGGGCGGGGTTCGAGATGATCCCGCGGTTCTCGCGGATCGCCCAGTCGAAGAACGACCGCCACGTCGCGATCACCCGGCCCCGGGTGGCTGGTTCGACAGTGCCCCAGTAGTGGTCGAGGCACTCGCGCAAGCGTTCGACCCCGACCGGGGCCTCCATGTCGGTGAGCTCGAGGTCGGCGAAATACAGGGAGAGCCTGGCGAGGGCCTGCTCGTACTTGTCGATGCTGCCGGGGGCGGCGCCCCACTCGGAGCGGAACCAGCGGATGTACCGGGCGACCTCGAGGCCGAGGGGGGTCGCGCGATACGAGTTGTCTTTCACCGATTCGCGCAGCAGCCGTGCTGCGTCGGCGAGGGCTTGTAGCGTAGGGAGCGCATGGGAGTGATGACCTCCTGTGCGAATGCCCTCGCGGCGCGACAACGTCGCGGGGGCATTCCTGTTGTGTCCCTCGATGGTACTCACTCTCCTGGCTCGCAGCCGTTGCTGTTGTCGCCGTAGACGTACCGTTCGACCTCCATCCGGGGGACGCGGGTCGAGGTGCCGAGCTTGACGGTGCGGAGCTTCCCGGCGGCGATGTCTTCGTAGAGGGCTGCGCGCGACCGCTTCAACAGCTGCGAGATCTGTCGGATCGTCATCAGCTCGAGCGGGTCGCTGTGCGCTGCCACGGGCTCGTTTCTACCGTTGTGCGCCCAACCCGTCATATGTCCGCCTGCGTCCAGTGGTGCGCCAACGCGTCCACTGGTCCCCGGTCGCGTCCAGGCTCGTGGGCGTGGAAGTTCCCGCTGTTTGCGGACGAAACGTAGGCGGACGACCAACGGGGCTCCGACCCCTGCCGGCCGTCCGCCCTGCAGGACACGGCCTGGTCAGCCCCGTGATCGGTGCCGTGCCCGCCGCAACGGACAGTACCGATCGCATGGCGCAGCCAGCGCGTCTCCCGCACGAATCCTCCAATGGGTTGGAGTCCCCCTGGGTACCGGGGGGGGGGTGCCTGTCGGTGGGGCCGACGCTTGGTCTGTCGCCAAACTAGTAGCCCGAAGATGAGAGCGTCAACCGACCGTGGCAGGGAAAAAGTCGCAAAGTGCAGGAATCGGTGCGTAGATATCACCTAGCCTGGCCTGTTCGGGATTTCGGACAGCCCGACACAAGTGCTGTGCGGTCCGTGACCCTACCGGCGTGGCTCAACGCGAACTGAGACGGATCCGTGCTGCCGCCGACCGGCTCGAGCGCAGCCGCGGGCTGCTCCGCGACGCGATCCTCGCAGCGCACAAGACGGGGGAGTCGGTCCGCGACATGGCCCCCTACGCTGGGCTGTCACCATCCCGCACCCACGACCTGCTGAAAGAAGCTCAGGAGCTCGAGCGGCGCGAGAGCTGATAAAAGGGGCCGGCGCCAAGCACTGGACAGGGCTCGGCGGCCGACCCGACCCGGTACCGTAGCCCAGCCCCGGTCACCCCAGATGGGGGATACACCACGGCCGCGCGGCCGGGTACTTTCCTGGGTGAACCCCGGCGGGATTGGCCACCGGGGGAACTGGACAAAGGAGAGTTTCTGTGACTCGTATCGCCGTTCTTGCCCTGCTCTGCCTCGCCGTCGCGGCGAGCCTCACCGCCGGCGCGTCAGCCAACACGAATGAGCAGGCGTTCCAGAAAGCGAGCGCTTGCCTTGTCAACCACGGCGCGACGCACGTGCGTGTCCAACACAGCATCGGCCACCTCATGATCAGTGGAAACTATGGAGAGTGGACGTACGGGGACGCCCCCGGCTTCAACGTCACGTTCTTTGATTTGTGGAAATCAGCGGCACGCGCGACGCTGATCACATGCGTGAAGCAAAGCACCGTCCCGGCTGGTCACCTCGAGAACGTGTCAGAGGCCGGCTAGCGGCGCATTGATGCGACGACCGCGACCGCGAGTAGCAGCGCGAGCACGAACAGCAGCCACGTCACCCGGCCGGCGGGTCTTTGGGGGGGATCTCAGCGGTGTCCTGCCGGTCGGGCCAGTGCGGCAACGCCAAATGCTGCGACGGTTGCGGTTCGGGCCACTCGTCACCCTGCTCGACGCGCTCGACATGGGCAAGGCGATGGCCGATGTACGTCCCGAGCAGACCCAGGATCCCGCCGAGCACGGTCGTCAAGACCTGGGTGGTGTTCTCGCCGAGCGAGAACAGGGACTTGGGCAGGACGATGACGTTGATGAGCGCCGTGATCGTGACGAGCACGACCGTGACCGCGAGCGCGAACGCGAGCACGAACGCGACGAGGTCGACGCCCAGGTGGCGCCTCACGGCTCGGCGACTCTTGCGAACACGACCCCGCCGACCGTCCGGGTTTTCCTGCAGACCTCGCCGCCGTTCGACTGGTCACCGTGCGCGTCGCTCGAGGTGTTCCCTTCGATCGCGCTGAACCGACCGCGGCCGCGGTCGACCCATTTCTCGAACAGGCCGATGTGGTCGTGGACACCGTCGTTCTGCCAGTCGAAACAGACGAGGTCGCCGGGGAGCGGGTCGAGCGTGACCGCGAGCCCGTTGCGGTAGTTGCGGGCGTCCGAGACGACGTAGGGGACGTAGGCGTACGTCTCGCCGCGCCGGAACGACGGCGAGTTTCCGGCTTGCTCGTACGCCCACGTCGTGAACATCGCGCACCAGGGGCCGGTCATCCCGTACCACTCGGTGTACTTGGTCCGGTTCGAGTGTGGCGGCGACTCCTTCGTCCCGATCTGCGTGACCGCCCTGTCCAGCGCTTTCGAGCGGAGCGTGACCTCGGGCTCGGGCGACGGCTCGGTGCCGCCGAACTGCTCCCACGCCACCACCAGCAAGGATTGCGCGTAGGCGTCCATCGCGATCTGCCCGGCGTGCGGGCCGGCTGGGCACCTGATCGCGCGAAGCACATCGAACGTGGCTTTCCCGACCCAGCCGGTGTCGTCGATGCCCATCTGGCGTTGCACCCCCGACACGCCGGTGTTGACGACGTTCGGGCCTTTCCCGTGCGCGAACTTGTTCGAGTACGCCCGGTCGAAGCTCGAGGCGGGGCCCGGCCACCGGCCCGCCCTCCACACCGTGCGCTTATAGGCTTCGACGTCGGGGCCGTTCACCGACGGGACCCGGCCCGCCTCCGCGCTGTCGGGGGGGTACAGCGGCCGGGGGAACCCGGGGACGGGGACGGGGGGGCCGAGCTTGTACGGCTGCTCCCACCAGTCAGGCATCGGCGTTGAGGATGACCATGAGGTCGCCGACGTGGTCGAGCAGAACGCCGAGCCTCCGGATCGTTTCGCGGATCGCGGTGTCTTTCTGGTTCTGGGTCATCGTCGGCCAGTTCGTGTTCGTGTTCGCGGCGTCCTGCGCCCATTGCAGCAGCGTGCTGAAGTCCTTGCGGAGCTGCGCGACCGCGGCGTCATGATCCTGGTCTGTGTGGGCGCCCTCCGCGAGACGCGCGGTCGACTCGACACCGTCGACTGTCGTGGTGAGGAGGAACCGTTCGCCGTCGTGACCGACACTGAAACTGGTTTCGCTCATGCTCCGACCCCCATGATCGTCATGCGTGACCCTGCTTTCAGCTTCGCCCCGCCCGTCGCCGGCGCGACCGTGACCCGTGTGATCGCGGCGGTCGAGCGCCATCCGAACCCGCGAAACATGAGCCGCGAGTTCGATAATGTGGCCTCGGGGCTGAAGTTGGTGATTTCACCGACCTTGAAGAACGCAGTCCCGGCGTAACCGGGGATCGACAGCCTCACCGCGGCCGGATACGACGCCGTGCCGCCGGAGCCGTGCACGTAGATGGGCACGTTTGCCGCAGTCAGGGACGAACCCCCGGTGAGGCTGGAGTCTGTGTTGATGACGGCACTGAAGTCGTAGTTGGCGCCGGTGTCGTTGTTCAGGGTGAGGGCGAGGTTCGCGATCGCCGCGGCCTCGTCGGTTCTGGCGACGATCCATATCTCGATCGCCATGTAGCCGCCCGCGATCCCGCCCGCGCCGGTGTCGATGCTGGCGGTGTCCGAGCCGAGGGTGGAGTCGAACAGCTTCACAACCTGGGCCGGGAGTGCGGCCCATTTCACGCCGAGCGTCTGCGCGGAGTCGGCGGTGAGCACCTGCCCGTCCGTGCCGACCGCGAGCTTCGCCCCGGTGTCGGCCGCCGACGCGACGGCGAGGTCGCCTTTCGTGTCCCACAGGGTGTCGGCGACCATCCCGCCGCCGGTTGCCGCCGACCATTTGATCCCGAGCGTCTGGGTGCTGTCGGCGGTGAGGACCTGCCCGTTCGTGCCGACGGGGAGCCGAGCGTCGACGGTGCTGCGGCCGAACAGGTCCCCTTTCGTCGTCAGCGGCGAAGCGGGGACGGGCGTGCCGGGCCACACCCCACCCGCTTTCGGCCCGTAGAACAACCCGGTGGCGGTGTCCAGGTAGACAGCCCCGGTCGCCCCGACAGCGGCGGTGGGTGTGCCGGTGCCGCTGACGAAGCTGGTGGCGTCACCGATGTCGGCCCACCCCTGAGAGGTGTTGATCCGGATCGGCCTCGGCTGGTCCGACACGGTGATGTACCCGGTGCGGGTCTTGGTGTTCGAGCCGGCGCCGTTCGTCGCGACGAGAGCGACGGTGTAGGTGCCCGGGGTGGTGTAGGTGTGCGAAGGGTTCTGGCTGGTGCTGGTGCCGCCGTCGCCGAACGTCCACGCCCACGACGTCGGGGTGTTCGTCGAGGTGTCCGTGAACACGACCGATAGCGGCTCTGTGCCGCTGGTGGGGGTACCGGTGAAGTCCGCGACCGGGGTGACGGTCGACGTCCACGCCCACCCGGCCGGGTCGCTGACAAGGCTGGTGCCGGAGCGGCTCGTCTCGTCGCCGGTGCCGGGGGACGCCTGGTCCTGCAAAACGCCGCCGGTGACGAGGCTCGAGTCGAACCCGACCAGCCAGTCGAACCCGAACGACCGCCACGACGCGAACGCGGACGGGGTCAACGCTTCGACGGCCGCGTCGGTCGCGGTGTCGGCTTTCTTGATCCCGACGCAGACGATGTCGCCTTTCCAGAACTGGCCGCCGCCCTGCGTCCCGACCTCGAGGAAATCCCCTGTGGTGAACCCGGCGACGTTCCCGGTGACGCTCGAGACGTTCGCGGCCGAGTGCGTCCAGCTGGTGCCGTCGTGGACGTGGAACCTCGGCAGGGTTGTACCGCCCGGGCGGGTGACGACGAACAGGTACCACGGCGTCGTCGTGATCGTCGGCCCCGTGGTGAGCAGGCTTTTCCCGCCCGCCTGCAACGACGGACGCGGGGGCGAGTTCGAGTCGAGGTAGTGGAGCACGATCCGCGAGAACCCCGAGTCGCGCATGCAGGTGAACGTGAGGTCGTCGCCGGTCAAGCCGTTGTACTTGAACAGGACAGCGGCGGTGAGCGGCCCCATGGTCCCGGTCAGCGGGGCGATCGCGAACCGGACGAAGTCGCTTGTGCCGTTGAACCTGTACGCCATCTAGCTCATCCGTCCGTGTCGACCCAGATCGCGCCGAGCGGGGCGCCCGTGGGGGTAGTGGTTTGCTCGTAGAACGCGACGGTGCCGGTCGCGCCGGTGGGGCCGGTCGGGCCGGTTGCTCCTGCCGGGCCTGTCGCGCCTGCCGGGCCTGTCGCGCCGGTAGGCCCTGCGGGGCCTGTCGCTCCAGCGGATCCTGCGGGGCCTGTCGCCCCGGCAGCCCCGGTGTCGCCCTTGTCACCTTTCGGGCCGGTAGCACCGTCTGCTCCGGGCGGGCCGGTGGGACCCGCCGGGCCTGTTGGGCCTGCCGGGCCTGCCGGGCCGCCTGACGGTCCGGTGGGGCCGGTCGGCCCTGGCGGCCCTGCGGGGCCTTCGGGGCCGGCGGGGCCGACGCCACCGGAACCGTCGACGGTGATCACGCCGGCGCCCTCATCGGTGACGGTGAACCCCGAGCCCCAGACGATCTTCGAGAACCTCGTGGTCGACATCAGGACACCATCAGGGTGCCGCCGTTGTTCCACAACGCGCCGCTCACGCCGGGGTCGCTGGTCGGCAACGCCGACAAGATGATGTTCCCGTCGACGCCGGGGGTGCCGGACACGCCGGCCGCTTTGAGGACGACGTCCCGGTCGGCGGTGACCGAGGCGTCGCGGTTCGCGGAAGCGACGAAGTCGCGGCCGGGGAAGAACAGGATGTCCTGGACGGCGTCCATGTTCACGTCCCTCGCGGAGCTGACGTAGAAGGTGCCGCTGTCGGTGATGAACCGGATCCCGACCCCGGTCGGGAGCCCGGTCAGGGTGTCGGTCGTCTCGACGCGGAGGGTGCCGCCGATGTTGTCGATGTCGAACTGGATCCCGCCGCCGGTCCCGGCCTCACCGGTGGATTCCCAGGTGATCCGGACGGGGTCCGCGCCGCCGTGGGAGTGGTCGTGCGCGTGGAGGACCGGCTTGTTAGCCACCGCCGCCACCGAACATCGTCAGGTCGGTGAAATACGCCTGCGGCGACAGATCCAACGTCAACGTGACGTCGTCGTAATCGGCGCCCAACGGGTTGACCTGCTCGTGGATCCCCTCGACGAAGAACCCCTCATCGGTGAACCCGCCACCGCCTGGCGAACCGACGGTGAGGCTGACCTGGTCGCCGATCTCGATAAGGCTGAGGAGGTTCCAGGTCGCGGCGGCGTGCGGCTGCTCGGGGCTCATGGTGCGGAACCCGCACAACGTCACCCTGTTTTTGGGGGTGTTGTAGTTCGAGCAGTAGTACGCCGTGAACTTGACGAGCTCGTCGACGGTCTCGTGGCCGGGAGTCGCGCCACCGTCGAGGCCGTACAGGGTGATCAGGTTCTCGGCCGACCATGAGCGGATCCCGTACAGCGCGATCGAGTCGGCGTTGTCGGTGCGGGCCCAGTCGTCCCCTTCGGCGTTCGCGAGCTGCGTCCCGTCGAACAGGATGTAGGCGGGGGAGGCGAACGCGGAGTTGATGATCTTGCTGAGACCGCGGTTGAACGCGAACTCGCGGATGTGCGCGAGCCCGGAGCCGGCGTTGACGGCGGCGCCGTCGCCGGCGTGCCAGTGGTGCCAGTCCCACACGTCGGACACCCCGGGTTCGGCATGCACGGCGGCGGGGTCGAACCTCGCGAGTCTGCCGTGGACGGCGAGCTTCCCGGTGCGCCCTTCGCAGTAGGCGTTCGAGACGGCGGGGAACTCCCCGTCGCACGCCTCCTGGATCACGCTCATGATGTTCTCGGTCGGTGCGTACACCGTCGTCGACAGCATCACGTTCCCGGTGAACACCACGAACCAGTCGTCGGGGATCCCGGCGTCCCCCAACACGCCCTGGACGCGGTCCTGCATCGTCTCGTTCGAGAACACGATCTGCCCCTGGCTGTCCGGGGCGACGACGGCGGGGTCGTCGCCGAACGCCGGCGCGTCCCCGGTGAAGCGGGGGGTCATCTCGATCGCGGAGAGGATCTCGAACAGGTCGACGCACGTGATCGTGAGCCGGTTCACCATCTGCGACGGGTCGAAGCTGTAGTCGTAGTCCTCGACGAAGCCGCGGTACCGGGTGTACCAGGTGTCGGTGACGGGGTTCCAGCGGCCCAATGCGATCTGGATCAGCGGTTCGATCTGGGTGGCGCCACCGACGTAGTGGGGGCTGTCGGGGTTGGTGGGGTCGAGGATCCCGTCCTGGTCGGCGATCGTGACGGTCGCCCTGCCGGTGTCGGTGCGGTCGAGCTCGTACTGGCGGCCACGGTCGATCGAGTAGCTCGTGACGAGATGGGGGTGGTCGTCGATCCGGGTCCAGTCGCAGTCATAGAGCAGGGACGGCTGCCCGAACGCGATGTTCACTCGGCCCGGCGGGTCAGCCACGCGTCCCCCGCCTGATCGCCGGCCGCGCCTTCGCGCGTTTCGCCAACTGGTTCTCCAATCCGGCGACGTCCTGAACGCCGTGCATATGCACACCACCGTGGATCGTGACCCCCGCGGTGAACTGCCCCGAATGCCCTGCCGGCAACGTGCCGCCGGGGCCGGTCATCGCGAACCCGACCTCCAACCGGCGTTTCTGCGCCCCCGAAAGGCCGGCGCCGAACCGGTTCACGAACGAGGACGCCGACAGCCGTTGGAACAGCGTCCGGGTGTTCTGGCTGGCGTTGTCGGTCGCGTCTGCGGCTTTCTTGGCCTCGTCGGCCTGCTGCTGCTTCAGGTCCTTGATCGACTTCAGCGCGTTCACCCTGTCCTGCTCCAGCGTGAGCGTCTTCCCGAAAACCTTGATCTGCTGGTTCACGAGCGCGAGATAGCCCCGGGCCGCTTTCAGGTCGTCGGTGAGGCTGTCGGTGAGGCCGGCCCGGTCGATCGCGAGCTGCGCCCAGTCGAGCTTCGACTGCGCCGCGTCGGCCTTCGCCTGCTTCGCCGCGTCGATCCGCGCCTGCCGGGCGTCCGCGATCTCCTGCTGCTTCGCGTTGATCGCGAGCTCGACGTTGAGCAGGTCCTGCTGCCGTTGCAGCGTCGCTCCGTCCACAGCGATCTGCTTCTCGATCCCCGCCTTCTGAGCCTGCAACGCCGACAGGTCGTCCTGCAGCCCCTTCGTCAGTTGGGTCCGGTCGACGTTGAACTGGAGCCTGTCGGCGACGGCCTGCTGCGCTGCCGCTCGCCGGTCGGCGGCGGCCTTCTCGGCGTCCTTCCGGTTCTGCGCGATCTGGGCCTGGTCGCCGCGGATCGTTCGTTGCACACCGAGGAGCTGATCCTCGAGGTTGAACTGGCGGGTGATGTCTTTCGTGGCGGCGAGCCGCTGCTGGATCAGACCGGCGATCTCGCGGAGCCGCGCGACCTGGCCTTTGAGCCCGGGGATGTCCTGGACGCGTCCGATCTGCCGGTTGATCATGTTGTCGAACCAGGTGTTCCGCTGCGACACGGACGCGCCGGGGCGGCCGCCGGAGACAACGTCCGGGAGCACGGGCGGCAACGCAGGAGTAGCGCCGCCTCCGGCCGCGGCCTTTACTTTCGTGACGGCAGCCTGGGCGCTCGAGGTGTGCTGCGCGAGCTGCGCCGCTTGCGCGTCCAGTGCCTGCAGGTCGGCTTGCAGCGCCGCCTTCGCGCGTTGGAACGGGCCGCCGCCGAGGATCTTCGGCAGATGCGAGAACGCCTCGACCATCGCAAGCAGCGTTTTGTCCTCGGTCTCTTCCATCCAGATCCAGAACGAAGCGAAGAAGTCTTTGACCTTCTGCCAGTGCGTGATCACCTCGGCCGCGGCGACCCCGGCGGCGACGGCGAAGGCCCCCCAGCCGGTCGAGATCAGCGCGGCCTTCCACGCGTCCTCGGTGATCCCGGCCGCGATCACGTTCGCGGTCGACACCGCCACCGCATCCGCGATCGCGGCGGCCTTGAAGCCGGCCCAGGCGCCGACCAGGATCGTGAGCGCCTGTTTCCAGCCGCCGAGCGCACCGACGACCTTGTCGATCGCCGCTTTCAGGTCGCCGAAAAGCGTGTTGCCATCCGCGACCCACCGGTTGACGTCCTTCTGCAACTGGCCGGACTCGTTCATTTTCCGCAGCCACTTCTCCAACGACCCGAGGAACCGGTTCAGGGTTGGCAGCAGAGCGGAGCCGATGATCACCTCGGTGTTGTGCAGGACAGCGTGGAACCTCTCCGCGTCGGTCGTCCCGGCCCTGGCCTGCCCCGCCAGCCGTTTTTCGGCGTCGGCGATCAGCTGGAGCCCGTGCTCGTGCTTCGCCAGCCCCGGCACCGCGCGGCGCAATGCGGTCTCCTGCCCGCCGAACACCTTCGCCAAAACGTTGGCGGCGTCGGCGAGGGTTAGGTTCTTCGCGCGGGCGAGGTTCGCGGCGACACCCTGGAGGCTGATCGCACGGGCGACGTTCCCCGTGCCCCGCTCGAGCACCGTCAATGCCTTCTCGGAGTCCTCGCTGGTGAACCCGAACTTCTCGACCGACAGGCTCGCCTTCTCGATCGCGTCCCTGGACGCCGTGAACGACTCCCCCGACGCTTTCATCTGCGCCGCCAGGGAGCGTTGCGCGACGCCGGCGTCTCTTGCGGAGCTGACGGAGTCCTCGAGGAACTTCGAGACGCCCTCGAACGCGAGGAACCCGCCGGACGCGAACGCGAGCGACCGGCCGAAGCCGTGGAGCGCGCCGCTCCCGCTGACCAGGCCGCGGGTCGCGTGGCCGAGGCCGCGGGTCGCCTTGTCGACCTCGGCGCCGAACACCTTCGTTTGCGTCGCCGCGGTCTGGAGCCCCTTGGTGTAGCCGCGCGGGTCCGCGATCAGCTCAACGATCAGTTTGCGCGCCAACCTAGCTCCCCTGCGCTTCCACCCAGTCGTGGCAGGCTTCGAGCTGGGCGGCGGTCATCCGACCGAGATCCTCGGGCCGGAGGTGGACCCAGTGCCCGAGGAAGGGCTGCCAGAACCATTCGCCTCTGTGGCTGCCGGGGCCGGCTCCCCAGTGGGCGAGGAACCCTCGCCAGAATCGCTGCTCGGCGAGCTCGCGTCTGGCCCTGACGGAGGAGGGAGCTCTTCGACCTCTTCGCTGATGTCGGCGAACACCTGCTCCAACTCGGACACTTTGATTTTCCCGACCACGCCGCGGATCGACTTCTGGGTTTCGCCCGGCTCGGCCCTCGCGACCGCGACATGGATCAATGCGGCGACAACGCCGGGGTGGAAGCCATCGAGGTCGGGGATCTGGTCGAGGCTGACTTTCGCGTAGTCCCACACCACGATCGCCTCGTCCAACGTGAGGTCGTTCAGGTTGACGAGCTCGTACGGTTTCCCGTTGACGATGATCTGGGCCATCAGATGCCTCCGTGGTTGAACTCGTCCGAGATCCGGTCGAGGAGCTCCTCGAGCCGGGCTTCGACCTCATCGACGTGCTGATCGAGGGCGGGCTGCATCGCGCGGTCCATCAGCAGGTCGGCGAGGTTCGGCCGGCGGGAGGCTCGGGCCGTTCCTTTGGTCCCGCGTTGCCTCGGGGCGACGTAGACGACGTTGCGGGTCACCCCGACCCGCATCCGCGCCCACTTCGGCGACCTCTCCATGTTCCGGATCCCAGACACGGCGAGCTGCTCCGCGCCGCGCTGCACCGGTTCCGCGGCCTGCCGGAGCCCGCGCCGGACGCCGAGCCGCAGCGCACGGTCGGCGTGTGTGAGTGAGGCCAGCAGCTCGTGCTGCCCCCGGAGAACGATCGGCATCGCCGGCTCAGCTCGGCGGGACGGTGCCCCAGGAGAACAACGATCCGGGTGCCGGCTTGAACGTGACCGTCATCTGCGCGTCCGCACCCAATGCGCCCGCGAGGCCGTTGTAGTCGTACATCGTCGCGGAGCCGCCGAACACCGGGTTCGTCGCTGTCGGTGTCCCCGAGGTCGGGGAGACGTAGAGCGGGAACGCCGACCCGGACGAGTACAGCGGCTGCAAAGTGGCGTGGACGCTGTTGGCTGCGAAGTCGGAGCGGAACTGGACGGTGATGGTCTGGTCGGCGATCCCGGGGAGGAACTCGCCGGTGTGGGCCGGGTTGAACCCCGACACGTCGATCTGGGGCTTCACCTCGGGGGTGTCGACGTTGAACGCGTGGTCTGAGAGGTCCTTGTTGTTGACCATGACTTTGACTTCGTTGAGCAAAAACTTGCCCATGATTCATGCCCCTTTCGTGACGGGTTGCTTGGTGAGGTCGTGCATCAGTTGCGCCCGTGTCTGGATCGACGCGCCGGGTGCCGCGTGGACGAACCGGGCGTCCGGGGGGTCGGGGTCGCGGCCGGGGAACCCGAGCGCGTTCCATTCGAGGCCGAGCCAGTGGGTGCGGTAGTACACCTCGGTCGGCCGGTCGAGCCGGACAGGGAGCAGGTTCGGGGTGTACCCGAGCAAATGCTGCAGGGCGGCCTGTTCCCACCAGCGGTGGTGGAGGTACTCGTCGTGCCGCCAGATCGCCTCCAGCACCGGCTGCAGCGGCTGCCGGACGTACCAGACGCCGGCGGAAGGGACTTCGCCTTCGGGGGTGTGGTGGACGGTGATCGCCTGCCACGCCCCCGGGGGGATCTCGTCGGCGAGGTCGAGCTCGGGGTCGAGGACGACGACGTCGCAGTCGACCCACAATGCTTCCTCGTACTCGTCCAATGCGGCGAGCAGACAGGTGATCTTGTGCCACGACGGGGGCCGCTCAAGTGCGGGCGGGTCGGCGACGAGGGTGTAGCCGTGCAGGTCGGCGTACTCCTCGAAGCCGGGCCGTGCGATCTCTAGCAAAGGCTCGAACCCGGTCACAGCGAACGTGACGAGCGCGCGGCTCACGCCAGCGCTTTCTGTTTCCTGGCGGCGCGACGCTGGGCACGGTTCAGCGGCACGGGGCCGCTGGTCAGCTCGGCGAGCGCCGGCCGCCAGTACGTGTCGACGATGAGGTCGGCGTCGTAACCTTGCGCGAACTCGGCGGCGGCGGCTCGTAGCACCTGGTCGTCGCGGGCCTCATGGGCGTGCTCGAGCGCCTCGGTGATCGCGCCGACCGGCGGGAGGATGAAGTCGGCTTTCATCAGCCTGTCGTCCCACGGGTCGCCGCCGACGAGCCACCCGTTCTGGGCGAGCTCGGTCATCGCGGAATGATCCGAGGCGATCACGGGGACCCCGCATGCTTGCGCCTCGATCAGGGGGATCCCGAACCCTTCCCCCATTGACGGGAGCAGCAGCACGTCGAGCGCCGGGTACACGGTGAGTGCGAGGAACTCGGCGGGGATCCCGAGGTGCCACGCGTTGTCGGCGGGGATACGGATCCGGTCGGACGGGAGCCCTCTTCGTTCGGCGAGCTCGTACAGGTTGGTCCCGCCGGCACCGGGGCGCGGGTTCCCTTCGCTGTGGCAGTAGAACCACGCGTCAGGGTGGGCGGCCATGAACCGTGCGAGCGCGGTGAACACGTTCGGGAAGTTTTTCCGGGGCACGTCGGAGTTCCCGACGTTCGCGGCGACCATCCCGGCCAGGAACGCATCGTGGGGGACACCGAGCCTGCCGCGGGCCTCGTCTCTGAGCTCCGGGCGGGGCCGGAACAGATCGGTGTCGATGCCGTGCGGCACGTACAGCGGCTCGAGGCCGGCGTCGCGCATCATCTGTTCCCCGAACCAGCTCATCGCGATCGGTCTGACACGGGGGTGCGCCAATGGGGCGCGGACCATTGCGGGTAGCGGGGTGTGGTCGACCGGCGCCCACACCGCCACGGGTGGCCCGTCGCCCCATTCGTCGGGGTGCAGCACCCACGCGTCGCACAGCGCGATCACCTGGTCCGCCCCGAAGTCCTGGGCGTAGGCGGCGAGGGTGCGGTTCCCGTACACCCCGTCAGCGGGGTAGCACTTGATCCCGTTCCAGTGGAGTTGGGCGTCGTGGAACCCGTAGTTCGACGCGACCGCGATGTCGTGCCCAAGCGCGGCAAGCTTGGGCACGAACAGCGCGGTCTGTTGCCCGTACCCGGACCCGATCCACGGCGGGTTGCTCAGCCAGAGGATCCTCACCAGCGGACCGTCCATTCGCACCCGAGCAGGTCGCCGTAGGGCCGGTAGCCGGACCGTTCATCGACGAAAAAGCGCGGGTCGGTCTCCAGGGCCGCGCTCACGCTGGTGGGGCCGCTGAGCTCCATCAGCGTCAGCAGCACCTGCTGCGCGCCGATGTTGTCGGGCGCGGTGACGCGGGCGCGGACGGTGACGGTCTCGTCCCAGTCGTTCTGCGCGACCTTGACCCCGGACACGTCGGCGGGGTAGATGTCGATCGACGGTGGTGTCGGGGCCGCGTTCATGAACGCGGTGATCTGCAACCCGGGCACCGTCTGGGTGAGCGGGTCGAGGCTCGCAGCGACCTGCGCGATCATCGCTGCGAGCCCCGGCACGGTTTATGCGATCCCTTCGTGGACGCGGAGCGGGTCGAGCATCCGGTGCCACCGCATCCACGAGTCGTTCCCGGCGTACGCGAGGATGTCCGACGCCAACAGTGCGGCGCCGAACGTCGCGTACCCGAGGTTCCACAGCTCCCTCGCACGGCCGTAGCTGACGGTCGTCACCAGCACCGGGACCGGGACCGGCGCCGGTGTGTCGGTGCTGTAGTCGAGGTCCCAGTCGATCTCGGCCGCCGCAGCGTCGAGGCACAGCTGGGCCTGCTCGACCTGGTCCGGGGACGGCGTGGGGTAGTTGAGCCGGCGGAGGAGCTCGTCTGTGGTGCCGTACGCCACTCAGGTCACCTTGTCGCTCGTGACCGAGTCCGGCCTTTTCGCCGCTGTTTTCTTCGGGCCGGCTGTGCCGCCGCCGGTGCCTTCGTCCCACGGGGCGGACTCGTCAGGCCGGACGACCTGCTGGTTCGGGGCGTCCCATACCGTCCCGCCGGTGTCTTCCTCGGGGGTGCTCATGCGACGGTCACCTTCACGATCCCGCCGGGCTCGGTGACGAGGTCGGCGAAGTACCCGGCGTACGCGACCTGGACGCCGAGCACGCTGGGCTCGACGACCTGGAGGGACCCGATCCGGTCTTCGTACACCTCGGCGGCCGCGGTGCTCATGATCATCAGCCGTTTCGTGGCTCCGAACCCGGATGTGACGTAGACGGGGATCCCGCCGATCGCGCCGAGCATCCCCTGCCCGAACGTGTCAGCGCTGAACCCTGTCGACTGCGAGTTGAGCGGGTTGATCGGCGCGAACAGCCCGCCGAGCGACCCGAGCACGTCGGGGGAAGCGGCGGCGATCAGGCGGCCCTGCCCCTTCGTGGCGGTGTACACCTGACCTGCGGCGGCCCAGAACGCGGCGGCGACGTTGTCGGCGGTCGGTGTGCCGGGGATGCTGACCGTCGCGGCGGTCCCGGCGGTGTAGAACGCCTGCACCGCTGTTGCCTCCGACAGGATCGCGTACTGCGCCGCGAGGTCCTGAATAATGATGTCCATCACCTGGGGCTGGCTCCAGTCGATCGCCTGCCTCGAGACGTTGACGTACCCGCCGAGAGTGACGGGTGTCACGGTCATCTTCGTGATCGTCATCGCTTGCGACGTGAGCTCGGCCTTCTCGGCCGACTGCGCCGCGACGGCGGTGTGGACGGTCACCTTCGGCCGGCTGAACCCCGTCCCGGGCAGCTGCCTCGGGCCGAGTGCGGTCACGACGGGGCGGACCGCGTCGATGAAGTTCAGGACCGGCCCGAGGATCGGGGTCGGCAGCAGCCCGGCGATGTTCGCGGTGGTGTTGTGCGACGCCGCCCGGTTGTACGTCTCGATCCGGTGGCGGGCCTCCGGCTGCCCGAGGCCGGCCTGCCACATGTCGATCGCGTACTCGCCGGCGGAGCGGTACTCGACCTCCTTCGGCGGCCCCGGGGTGTTGCTCATGTACTTCGCGATCTCCGCGACGCGGGTGGCGGAGTCGCCGCTGATCCGGCGCATCTCGATCAACGGCTCGATCTTCCCGTTCACCTTCTCCATCTGCGCCTTCTGGTCCTTGACGAGGTCCATCTGCTCGTCGGACAGGTCTTTCCCGTCGGCGGCTTTGAAGATCCCGTCGACGAACTGTTGGCGTTCCTCGATCTCCGCCATGTAGTTGGCGAGAACCTGGTCTGTTGCGCCCATCAGGGGGCTCCTTTCAAGGGTTGCGCGAACGAAGGATGGGATCCCTTGCTCGAGCGCCTAACCCCTGCTACACCCGTCCCGCCCTGCGGTTTGGTCTCTAACGGATGAGGAGCCTGCTCTCGGTGCGAACGCGAGTCTAGCTAACCCAGCGGCGGTTCAACGCGTCCGCCGCGGCCTTCTGCTCCGCCACGGTGAGTTTGTCGCGGTTCGGGGTCGCGTCAACGTACAGCGGCTCCTGCGCGCCCGTGGGCGTGTTCCGGACGGACTCGACGACCGCGCCGGGGTAGGCGGGGTCGGGGACGAGCGCGACGTGGTCGAGCCACAGCCGGTTGAGCCGGCGGACCGACCGGTTCTGTTCCCACACCTCGGCATCGTCCCAGACGGGGCCGCGGCCCTCGTCGCGGCGCAACAACGCGAACCCGGCCGACGCGTCCAGTCCGCCCTCGTCGCACTCGATCAGGGTGCGCTCCCCGATATCTGTGCCGAACATCCTGATCTCGGTCACCAGGCCTTCTGTCCGGGACGGGTGCAGCCCCACGACTTTCCCGACGAGCTTGTCCCAGATGTGGTCGCGGTTCACCCGTAGTTTGCTCCGGGCGCGTTTCTCGATCCCGTCGAACGCGCCCCGCGTGACGACCTCGGTGAACGACCGGCCGCGCTCGTGGATCTGGGTGGGCTGCTCGTACGGCATCGCGATCACCGTCACAAGCCGTTTCGGGAAGTTGACCTCGGCGACAAGGGCCGCCCTCGTCTCGATCCCGGTCTCGACCAGTGTCAAAGTCATTGCAGCACCCCGCTTCCCGTGTCGGATCGTGTGGTGTCGGTGACGCCGAGCTGCTCCCGGATCTCCTGCACCGTCAGCGCGGGCTGCCCTGTCACGGGGTCGACGATCGCGCTGTAGATCTGGATCACCTGCGCCTGCTCCAACGGCATCGGTGCGACGTACCTGCGGCTGTCGAGCTCGACAGAGGTGCCGCGAGGGAGCGCCCACCCGGACAGCGCTTTCATCACGCTGACCGCTTTCGGCTCGAGCCCTTGCCGCCAGTGCAGCTCCGTCCACATGTTCATGTTCTTGTACGTCATCGGGTCCGTGCTGGTGGGGATCCCGACGAGCTCGGACGGCATCCCCAATAGCTGCGCGATCCGGCCCTCCTCACGGTCGAGCAGGGTCGTCAAGCCGAGGTCGTTCGGGTTGATCTGCGTCGGTGTCCACTTGATCCCCCCCGACAGGACGGCGGGCTCGCCGATCGACGAGAGCCTGGCGGCGACCCAGTCGGCTTTCAGCGCGGCGGCTTGCGCCGGTGTCTGCTCCGCCGGATGCTCCAAAACCCCTGATGGGATCCCGCCGCCGCCGACGAGCTTCGTCGCGTACGAGATCAACGCTTGCGCCGCGGCGACGCGGTTGCCGCCCGCCTCCAATGGGCCGATCCCGTGCGCGACCCCGACCTGGCTCGAGTACCGGATGTGCAATAGCTCACCGGTGACGTCGTCGCCGCCGATCTCGTAGGTTCGGAGCCCGTCCGCCATCGTGATGTTCACCCACCACGGCGGCACGACATGGAAGCTGGCGGGCCACCCGGTCGCGTACCACGCCGTTGCGAGCACGAACGCTTCACCGACCGCCTGGTAGTCCCAGAACAGCTGCTTGCAGAACTCCTCCCACGACGTGTACATGTTCGCGTCGGGGTTGGTGAGCCACCCGACCGGCGTCGACGGCGCGGCGCCTTTCAGGTAGGCGGGCATCGTCGACAGGATCGACGCTTGCCGGTCGATCACCATCCACGCCGTATCGGTCGGGGTCGGCATCATCATCCCGCCGGACCAGTTCGGCGTGTTCCAGTCCGCCGGCCACCCCGACCACGCCGACGGCGTGATCGACGGCGGCGACCAGCCAACATCGGTGCCCGTGATGACCACGCCGTTCGGGTCGCCTGGTCTCGCCGATGGCGGCCCGACCGTCGCCGGCGGGACGTCCGCGGGGTCGTTCGAGTTCGGGATGTCAGGCGGCCGCGCCGACCTCGAGAACAACCCCATCAGTACACCGCCGCCGCCGGGACGGGTGCGTGCGCCGCGTTGACTGCCCACACCGCCGCCTTCACCAGGTGCGAGTTCAGTGTTGTCGGCAACGTCAGCCCGGTCTGCGACTCACGGACGCGGGCGTTCGCGACGGCCCCGTCGAGCTCGGTCGTGAACGGGTCGTGCGTCAATGTTCCCCGGGCGGCGAGGTCACGGAACAACGCGAGCCCGACCCTGGTTTCGCGCATCCCCGCCGGCGCCGGTTGCGGTGTCGTGCTCGCGGGGACGCTGTTCAGCATCGACGCGCCCACGAGGAGCTCCCGGATCTGGAACCTCGCGCCGAGCCACTCGACGTCACCGCGGATCGCGGTGTCCCAGTCGTCGCGGAGCCACCCACCAACGTCGATCCGTCCGTCCGGCAATAGAGCGGCGGTCGCAACAGCGGCGCCTTTCCCGTAGTAGTCCTCGACAGCAACGAAGATCGCGTCGGTCGGTGCGAGCCCCGTGTCGCGAAGCCTATCCCACATCCCGGGCGGCAGCAGTTCTTCCCCGAACGCCGGCGACGCCGACAACGGCCACTGATTCAGCCACTGCGCCCTGAACGACTCGATCGGGTCGGGCTCCTCGGGGTCGGGGTCCGCGTCACCCGACTGCGCCAGCTCCAACCGTTTCTGGATCAGCTTCTGCCGTTTCGCGGTCCAGTACGGCGACGCCATCCGCCACGACCGGGTGTCGTCGAGCTCGGCGCTGCTCGGCGCCGACCACTCGACCAACAGGTCGCCGTCGCCGCTCTCCAGCGACGCCAACGCCAGCTTCCGGTGCTCCAACATCAGGCTCGTCGCGCGGCGGTGGGCCGTCGAGACCAAGAGCATCTGCGGCTGCTCCCGCTCGACCATCGTCGGCGCAAGTCCCTCCTCGATCGTCGCGGCCCTGACCTTCCACGCCTCATCAGCGGCGCCGACCGACACCCCGTACCCGTACACCGCCTCCTTCGCCCGCAGCATCCACCGCGACCCGTCCGCCAACAGCTCGATCTCCTCCTGCCCGTTCACCTCCCGCACCTTGTACAAGTCCTTCCGCTGCTTCGCCCACAACCGCGCCGGGCGCTGCACCTCCTTACACACCGCCAAATCCTTCCCCGTGTGGAGGATGTCCTGCGGCTCCCCGAACCGGTCGCCCTGATGCACACGCCACAGCAACAACTCGCGGAGCAGCCACGACTTCCCGAGCTGCCGCGCCATCGTCAGCACGAACGTCTCCCACACCAACCGCTCCTGGTCGTCGACCTCGAGCAACCTTGTCGCGACGAGCTTCTGCCACCACCGCAACTCCCGCCCCGACCGGCTCTCGGCGAACCGCACGAACTCCTTCCCCAACGACCCCGCAGCGGCCGGGTGCGGCACCGTCATGTACCTCGGCCACGTCGCGTTCTTCGGGACCGTCCGCAGCCCGCGCAACCACGGGACACGCCACCGCGGATCCGCAGCCTCGATCCCGACACGCTCCACAACCGTCGCCCTCGGCTCCCGCAACCACAACCGGCCGGCGGTCGCCCGGTTACACGCCCGATGCTCCGGCCCCGAATACCGGCCCTTGTCACCATCAACATGACCGAGGTCCCACGGCTCCAACGGCCCGATCGCGTCGCCGCACCTCGCGCACCGGCAGCCCCCAGCGGCGACGATCGGCTCCCACTTCTTCCGGAACGCGTTATGCCGAGCGTCGTAACCCCGCGCCGCCGTACTCGGCCGGGCTCGTCTCGCCGCGGTCACGCTCACCCGAACTCGCCCACCCTCGCCCAGACTCCCACGTCAACGCGGGAAGGG